TTCTTTCTCTCTGTCGTATGCGGGAGTTCCGGGAACCATTGAGGTCACCCCGCCTATAAACCCTGTCTCCGTAAAGCCGGGGTCCATCAACTCATCAATGTCTTGGATAAAACTAGTGGTCTGCGCGATGAGGTTCAAAGCTGCATCACGGTCACCCTCGCCCTTACCGGGAGGCGGTATGACGCTGATCTGCTCACCAGTTGAATCGTCAAGAACAACAATAGAGTCATCGTCACGGGTTACGGTCTTGATACCTTTCTTGGGTCCAGCCTCAGGCTTAAACCCACGTTCAGCAATAACCTCTCCTGTTTTTGGGTCTACTAAAGCAGCGCCAGCCGATAGGGTAACTGGTTCTGCGGCACCTTTTGTGGCTAGTGAAGATAAATACTCCCTAGGATCTAAAGCCTTAACTTGAAGAGCTTGTAGAGCAGCGGTGTCGTTAGTTGCTGTTGCGACTTCAATAGCTCTCTTGAGGATTAACTCTTCTCTCTGGGCTTGTGCTTTTTCTGTAGCAGCTACACCAGCGGCCTCTAAGCCAGCCATTTGTGCTTGTCTCTGCTTTAGAGCTTCCTTTTCTTGTCTTTCTCGTCTACTTTCTAAACCTGTTTCTACACCCGTAAACAAACCACTCACACCTTGGGCTAACCCGCCGTATGCTTGGTTCATCATCTGTGCTTGCTGTCTACTACCAGCCATTAAGATGTCTGCTATTCTTGATTGTCTAGGCATTTTTAGTTCTCCTTATTATCAGGGTATTAGATCGCCAAGCAGTCCACCAGCACCGCTTATAATACTACCTAAGAGGTCACCTGCGGAACTTAGAGAGCTACCAAATAAGTTACCTAGACCCTGTCGTTGTCCTAAAACACCTTCCAGATTAGCTAACTGAGCCTCATAGTCAAACTCACCTTGCTGTCTACGGGCTACGTCAGCCAGTGTAGCCGTTTGTAATCCCGGTGAGAACTCAGTCAACAAAGCCTGCATAGGAGCGTAACTCTGTCCCAAGAACATACCACCTAATTTAGCTTGTTGTGCCTGTTCAGCCTGTGCCTGCTGCATAGCGCCTAGATACGCTGCGTACCGTTGCTCTTCCTGTGCTTTAGCTAGAGCTAATCCTTCAGGAGTACCGCCAAACTGGCTGGTCTGTACGCCTAAACGTCCCTGTGAAGCCAAGCGGCTTTCTAGAGCTAGTCTCTCTCTTTCTTGAGGCTGACTCATAGCAGTCATCATGCGCTCAAACACAGCTTGCTCTCTCTGTGCAGGGTCTTGCATAGCCTGACTAAAGAAGTTAGAGGCTCCTCCAAAGAGTTGCTGCTGCATAGCCTGCTGTTCATCACTAAGGTTATACGTTGTTCCTTCAGGCCCAGAAGTTGTATAACCAGCAGAACCCGTTACGGTAAACGGCTGAAACGTTACGTCAGGAGCCGTTAGCTCGGGTAATGGATCTGTATACAGGTCTTTAATTTCTTGCGGTATTTCACCGTATATGTCTGCTCCAACGCCTCCTAATAGATCACCTAAAATACCCATTAGTTAACTCCCTTTATTTTCATAATCATACTGTTCTGCCTATTAATGCTAATACGTTAATTTCTTGTAAAGACAATTGAGAACCACCAATGTCAGCTTCTAGTCCTACGGTTACTAACGTTCCAGATCCTGTACCGTTTACTCTAGGTCGTGATACCTCTGTTCCTCCAGTGTACTGCGCCTCTGTAAAAACAGTTCCTCCGCTATCTGGAGATGTCCCGTAGAGAGCCTCTGTAAAAACAGTTCCTCCACTATCCGGAGATTCTCCAAAAAACGCAGGCGTACTCTGGGCAACGTTAAGAGAAATAGAGTTGTAGGCATCACTAAAGTCATAACCCCACTTTAAAAACACAGTAGACGTACTACCGCCAATAATAGTAGGGTTTATTTTCTTGAGTAACTTAAATTTAGACGCATCTCCGAAAGCCAGCGCAGGGCTGTAGTACTTAAACCGATAAGCTGCGCCGTTGTCTGAGTAATCTTTGTATTCGCTGACACCTTCGGTTGATCCCATAAGAAGAGTACCGTCAGTTTTTCGTTCAAAACTTTTAAAGAACTCACCTGTCCACGTTGTAACCCTGTATGAATTGTTTTCTAAACGGGTTTTAAGGTCAAAGCAATAAACAAGATTTTGGTCAGGAAAAGAAATTAAGTAAAAAGTATTCTCAGGGCTGTACACTGACGCTGTTGGCCCTGTCCTAACCGATATAGAACTTATAATGTCTGTTTTAACATTAGCACTTAAGTCTGAAATAGGTAGAGACTTTTCTTGTACTGTCCTACCAAAACTTCTCAGCCCATCGTCTGACATGAACAACACATCAGTACCTATAGACTGAACAGAGTTTCTACAAATGCAGCCAACACCTGATACAGTGTCAACCAGAGCCATAGTAGAGGGGTCTGAAGCCCCTCCATATATTACAATACTATGCTCTCCAAAAATAATAAGCATATCGTTGTGTGCAGCTACTGCTTTAACCTCATCGTGACCATCAGGCCACACCTTAGCTACATTTATAGAACCACTAGTACCGCCTGTAAAGTCGTTGCCTATTAACAGGTCAGACCAATAAACTACTTGGTTATCAACTGAACTATCAGCAATCCACAGTCTGCCATAAGCGGCTAGGGCTTCGTGGCACTTCAGGATATCAGGCGTTACCGCGCTACCGCCGTTGATATCGTTGTTAACTCTTTGAAATGTCTTTAACTCAGGACTACCCCCGTTGTAATCGTATACTAAAGGATCGTACCCGCGTTGAAAAAAGTAGGCTTTGTCATTAAAGTTTACTATTTTCCAGTTGTTATCTGCAGTTCCAATTGGGTAAGAACCTTGTCCCGTGCCTAACAAAACTGGAACATTAGATAAAGTACTTGTTCCTGACAGTATCTTTCCATTACCCGTGCTTAAAACTGTCTCACTAGCAGCACCCGCTGAACTGTAATAAAAATGAATCTTATGCAGATAGTCAGTACCTAAGTCTGTTTTATCTTCAGTGATTACCTTAGACCCTTTACGCGCAGCTATACGACCGCTCTTGTCAATGACAGTGTTGTCAGCTATCTCAGCAAAAGAAGGATCTTGAGCAATAGGAGAATCTTCCGTGTTGATTCCTTTGAATCCCGGCGCTACTAGATTAATACTCTGTAGTGGCTGTGCCATACGTAATCCTTAAGGAGTGTACCAGATGGTTTCTTCGGGATGCTTCTGTGCGTCCATAGCAATAGCGTCAGATAAATACTTGTCAGCAATGGCAAAGTACTCAGGTGTAGATGTACCGCCTGTTTCACCACGCTCTCTAGACAACAAAGCTATCGCCATGTGTAGCACAGGCTGATGAGGTATAAGTAACTTGTCTGCATCATTTGTTAATACGTTAGGTCTAATAACATCTCCGTCAGTATCGGTTATTTCACCGCGTAAAATACAGTTGAAGTTTAAGTCGTACACACCATCAGGCTTAGGATACACATCAATCTGCGTATCGCCGTTAGAGTCTACTCCGTTAAACACGTAGTAAGACGGAGAACCAGACTGAGGATTTTGCATCATGTACTGCTGGTCAAACCAGATAGGAGTTTGATACTGTAAATCCCAGTTGCTTGTGTTGTTGTAAGCGTGTAGAACTTTAATTGCGTTATTGCTTCCCGTAAGAATGTAACTAAATACATCTGCTGTTGTGTTGATAGTCATTGTGTAACGCAGTGCTGACCAATCCCAAGCAGACTCTACAAAGGTTTTAGCATCGTTAACAAAGTCACCTACCATCTTACTGTACGTAGTTTCGTTTACGTTAGATACTTCGTCTTCACGCATACGCCTTAGTACATTATTTACTAAACTAAGGTACGTCATATTCTGTCTCCAAAGAGTCCGTTAGTAACGCTTAATTTTCTGGTAGGCTTTTCAGCCTCATTAGTATCTGTTGAAGAAGAATTTAATGCTCCAGTAAATCTAGGATCGTTAAACAAGCTGGTAATGTTGTTTAGCATTGTTTGAATACGCTCTTGCAAAGTTTGTTCCTTAACGGATTCATCAGGCGCTGATCCACCTCCTGCTGAAGGAGGTTGTTGCGTTTGTGGGGCGCTAAACATTCCTTGACTAAACTGACTAGGTATACTCTTGGCCTGCTGATACCACATCTCACCCGTTAGTGGATTAATACCAAGATGGTGAGCGCCTGCAGTAAAGTTGTTAAGTGTAGGACTAACACCACGCAGT